ATAATAATCATACAAATAGTATATTTATTTATTGTATGTATGATTTTAATCATTACATTTGCATCATCAGAAACGAAGTAATAACAATTAAAAGATATACGATCATGGCAACAAAGAATATCATCAGAGAAGTAAGTTACAAAGGTCACATAATAACAGTGTTTGAAGATGGCTTTCATCAAGAATTTGTAATCATAGATAATGACGAATCAAAGCTGTATGATAGCATTGCAGATGCAAAGAGAGTTATTAGAGGCGAGCAACCTTATTACGAAATAAACTGAGTTTAACCAGCAGGGCGAAAGCCCTGCGCAATATAGAAGGATATGACTAAGAAAGAATTAATTGCAGCACTTGCAAATGTAAATGATGACGCGGTGGTATTGTTTGGCACGAAAGAAATTCAGTTTTTCG